CTCTCCCCTCTTCACCAGCTGCACACTCCCCGACACGCGCCAGGCGTGATCCGAATCCGTCGAGCTGACATCGATCGTCCCAGCCGGCCGCATCACAATCACTTCGCAGACGTGTCCTCGCACGATCACGCGATCGCCGATCTGTGGGGCGCGCGGAGTGGCCGTCATCGCCGCACCTCATAGCCGTCGCTGTACTCGCCAAGCATGGACGCGGGGCGATCAGCCTTCCCTTCGGCCTTCACGATCGCCGCGTCGATCTGGTGCAACAGCGCGACAGTCGATTCGTCCCGATCCCCGGCATTGAGGATGCGCACCAGCGCGCGTTTACAGGCGGCGAGAAGTTCTGGTGCCGCGGCAATCACGCGCGCGTCCCCTCGTGACAGCTGACTCGCAATCATCGCTGGTGCCGGGTGCCCATTCGGCGGGCCAAAAACCGTGTGTCCCGCGTCCCCGATCCGCCACGGTCCCGGGGTGTGCTCTGCCATCCTGCTACCCTCCCGTCCCCTTCGACTATCACAGTCTGTCATAGTCACCGTCGCACGGGGGGAAACAGCCCGTCGCGGCGCGTTGTGGTGGTTAAATCAGCAATCCGTCTGCGTCGTTAAACGCAATGCCTTCCGCCCGTGCCTGTTCATACGCTTCTGGCGGAATGCCGTAGGTGTACGTGGCGCGTCCGGCGTCCGCGCGTTCGGCCATCGTCAACGCTTCGGACAGACTCTCGGCTTGGTAGTCCCGGTGTTCTTCGGTGTGCACCGGTTCCACTTGCACGGCCAGAATGCGGTAGGTGTGTGTCATACGCAGAACCTTAGCATGCAAGCGGAGAAGCTGTCAAGCGGATATTTACAGCTGCGCCCCTCGACCGCAATCGCGCCCGTTTCTCGCCGTTGTCGGTTCCGCTAGTTCGCGCCGCCGGCGGAGGGTGAGAGCCTGTCGACGCGGGCGGGCGATCGGTCATCCATGCGTGTGGGGCATTGATGACCGCACGACCCATGCGCTGTACGCATGAATCGAGTACCGAGCGACGCGCCGCTAGCTCATCTATTGCCTGCTATCTAGTAGCGCCGTAGGCAGTTAACATAATGTACCGTTATCAGCCGCACTATGTACGGTTAGCGCCCCTTTGCACAGCCTAAGTCGCTGCGTGGAACAGGCGAAAGTCGGCGGCGACGCGTCCCGAGCCTGTGCATAACTGCGAGGCCGGGCTGTCGGCGAGCTCCACGTGACCGGTTGCCAGGTGTGCGTCTGCGTCACACACTGCCGCAGACTGCGTCGCTACCTCATCCATACCCCTGCATTGTGCGCGAGGGTGCCCCCGGCCTTGAGGCTCCACGCGTGTTCCTGACTCGGCAATATTTTTGTGAACGTTGTGCCGCGATCGCGCCTCGACGCGCGGACGTCGGCATGACCGCCCGTCATAGTGGGGGTTGCGGCCGGCGGCGCACTCTGGCTACGCTCGGCCCCGATGAGCCTCCGGCGGTGGATCACCTCGGCGTGGAGTGTGCGACGAGCCCTGCGCGCGCTGGATCGCATCGGGACGCAGCTGGAGCGGCAGAACGATCTGCTCAGTCGGCTCGCGGATCACGTCGCGCCCAGCCTCCCGGCGGTGCAGCTCGGTGACGTCGCCACGCAGTCCGGTCTCGATCACCTCGACGAGATCGAATTGGGGCTCGCGCTCGCCTACGCCGAGAAGCTGTACGCCGCCACTGGGCACGAGCCGGACGACGATGAGATCCTCACGTACCTCGCGGACGAGAAAACCGTGGATCTGCATAGCCGGCTCGCCCAGCGCGAGCGGGAGATCGATCAGCGCGGCCGACGCATCGCGGGGACGGAGCCGTGACGCGGCCGAAGCATCGCGTCCTGAGCTTTGCAACCGCGGCGCCGGACGCGCATCTGCGGCACGGGAACGCCTCGCCGGAGTTGCGGCGCCTGATGGACCGCCCGCAAGCGCCGATCGTGCCGCAGCGCCATCAGCCGGCGGCGCGGCATGTCCCCGGGTCGATTGCGTATGAAGTGCTGGGCGGACGGGTGGTCCGGTGAGGCCGAAGCAGACCTCTGCGCTGGTGCCGGCCGCCGCACGGCCTCCGACGGCGCTCGCCGATCACGAGGCGATTCTCTCGGCCCACGCGATTGACACCTTCACCAAGATCCTGGGCGGCAAGGATCTCCTCGCCGACGTCCTCGCGGTCGCCAGCCACGATCCCGACGTCGACAAGGTCGTGACGCTGCTGCTCGACCCGGCCTACGCCTCCTACAGCCTGGCGCGCCTGTGCCACCTCGCCGGGATCACCGCCGCCGACCTCTACAGCGCGCTGGGCAAGGCGTCGATCGCCCGCGCGAAGATCGAGGCGATTGTCACCGAGGTCGCGCCGAAACTGCGCGGCGTGGTCAAGGATGTGATGGACCGCGCGCAACCCTATGAGATTCCGTGTACGGCGTGCGGGGGCGTGGGCGCGACGACCGCTGAGCCGACGAAGGAGCAGCCGAATCCCGCGCCGCAGGCGTGTGCGGTGTGTCGCGGCGGCGGCAAGCTCCTCGCCCTCCCCGATCTCGATCGCCAGAAGCTCGCGCTGGAACTCGGCCAGCTCGTCTCGAAGGGCGGCGGCATCGCTGTGCAGGTCAACCAGCAAAATCTGGGCGACCGCGCCGGCTCGACGCAGACCGGCGCGCTCGAGCAGCTGCAGCAGGCGCTCGGCGAGATTCTCTTCGATGGGCCGCCGCCGACCGCGCCGCTGGTTGAGGGCGAAGTCGTGGACTCCGCACCGCCGCCGGCTGCTGCGTCGGGGGCCGAGGCGTGAGTACGGAAGCCTGGATTGCCCTCATCGGCGTCGCGCTCACCGGCAGCACCTCGATGACGCTCGTCGCGTATTACCTCGGGCGCTTGTCGCAACGGGTGGATGGCTTGGAGGAGTGGCGGGCGGAGGCGAAGGCCGATCTGAAAATCATCCGCGCCCTGCTGGAAAACTTGAGTGGCGCGATCAACGTGCGGCGGCAACCCTGATGGACACGACCCTCGACAGCCTCGACCCCCGATTCAAGCCGCTGGCGATCACGCTGCTCGCCCGCCTCGTCGAAGCGCGCCTGCCCGTGCTGATCGTGAACACGCGCCGGACGGCTGCCGAGCAGGCGGCGGCGATCGCGCGGCATGTGAGCTGGGTCGCGCACTCGCTCCACCAGGATGGTCTGGCGATCGATGTCGCGCCGTACGACGTGTACGCGCTGCACGGCGACGACAAGCTCCAATGGAACACCAACGATCCGGTGTGGCTGACGATCGGCGCGATCGGTGAAGCGCTCGGCCTGCGCTGGGGTGGACGCTTCCATCCGATCAACACGGCGGGGATCGGGATGGATCCCGGCCACTTTGAGTACATCGCGCCTGCCCAGACAGGAGTGCCGACATGATCCCGCTCGCGATCTTTCCGACGCCGCTCGCCCTGATCTGCACGCTGCACCACGACGTCGCGGGCTGGACCGTGCCCAGTCATCCCGGGGCGCATCCGTTGAACGGGGCGCCGTGTCAGCTGTTCGATCTCCCGGCGACGACGCCGGACGGCAACGGCGCGACGTTGACGATCCCGGGGAAGAAGGGCGACACGAGCTATCACGGGGTGCTGTATCTGCGGTTGCCGACGGGGGCCGGGTTGATCATCGATGTGTTTCCACCAGTGATCAGTGGCGGCACACTGCCTCGGCTCGTGGCGCAGGGGCAGTTTCTCGCGCAGGCTGACTGATGCCGCGCTTCACCGTCATCCAGACGTCCGACTTCAACCTACTCAACCGCTCAGAGGCAGGCGAAGACATTGAGCCGGTGCTGGCGCAGCGCGCGGAGACAGGGTTCAACTATCTGCGTGTCTGGACGGCCTACAACATCGACCGGATCGGGCGACTGATCCCACGCGAGCGGCCGAACCTCTATCCGCACATCCCTGACTTTCTGCAAGCGGCGGCGAATCACGGTCTCTATGTCGAGCTGACGATCGCGACCGGGCCGTGGGCTGGCATCTTCGAGACCGACGATCAGAAGTTCGCGCACTCGACTGCGATCAAATCGTCCTGCGAGGGCATCACGAACGTCTCGATTGAAGAAATCAACGAGGCGAACAATCAGCCGAACCAACCGTGGCCGGTGGAGCGTGCCGTGCGACCGTCTGGGATCGCCTCGCACGGCTCCAACGTGATCGACTCCGACCCGGTGACGCCCGTGTGGACGGTCGCGGGGTTTCATCCTGGCCCTGACCCGCGCAAGGTCGGGCATAACGCGATGGAACGCGCGGACATCTTCCACATTCCGATCTGGTCAGGCGAGACGGTGCGCTATCCAGACATCGACAACTCGGAAGTGCATGCTTTCGACGCGGCGGCCTCTGCGGCGTTGCTCTGTGCGGGGTCCTGCTTCCATTCGGTCAACGGCAAAGTCTCGCAGCTCTGGCAAGGGCAGGAACTCGCGTGCGCGCAAGCCTGGGCACGCGGCGCACGGTCGGTCCCCTTGGAATTTCAAGCCGGTGCGTATCAACGGATCGATCCCAATCCTCCAGGCGTCGTGCGGGTCTATCGGAGAGTCCTGCCTGACGGCCGGTTCCATGAAGTACAGGTGCACGAATGACCCAAACATCGACCGGGTATCTCGTCTTTGCTGCGGCGCTCGCGATGATGCTCGGACTGCTGTCCGTCGATGTGTCACAGCTCCAGTCGTGGAACGAAATCGCCACGCCTGGTTTTGTGGCGTCGATTTTGGGACATCTCGGCGTCGTGCTGACGGCCTTCGTCGGCGGCAAGCTGATCCCAGAAAACCGTCACGACAAATTAACGCGGAGCACGGATCCGAGTCCGATACGGACCGATTCCGGTCCGAAACCGTAAAGCGGCGACAGTTAACAATTAACAAGGAGCACATACGTCATGTCACATCCGAAATATCGGCAGTTTAAAGAAGCCTTCGTTGCGCAATACGGCACCGCCAAGCACCCGCACGGCCACAAAGGCACCATCGACCCTGGCGAGTTGCGCATATTCCTTGAAGCGCTCGCCGCCAACGCGCGCACGGTCCCGGACAGCGATCTCCGTGAACTTATCGAAGACACGTCGGCCGACATTCCCGAGATCGTCAACGCCCTGACGAACTAATGGGCGCAATGCGGGCGGGTGTGGAAATGCACTCGGGTAACGCGGTGGGGAACTCAGTTGGTGGTACTTAGCGTATGCGATTGGTTCGATGACTGAAATTGCCACCGCCCCGCGCTGTCTGGTCTGTCAACAAGTGGGCGTGCATCCGACGCTCCAGGATTGCTTCATTGCGTTTCGAGAACTGGTCCATCGTGAACGCATGGGGCGGGTCGTCGCCGAAGACGCCGCCCGTGAGGCTCAGCGGCAAGCCGGTGAATATCGATCCCGCTTGAAACATGTCCCCAAGCGATGGGTGGCGTAGGAGACTCTAATTTAGGTTCAGTAGGAGGAAACAGTGACATGAGCAGGATCGTCAGTACGCAATTTGGGCGGTTCCGCCAAGTCGTAGGCGACGGGAAATCGTGGTTCCTGTGGGAATGTCCAAAATGCGAGCGATGGGGCGGCTTGAGTGACGCCCAATGGGCCGGAACCGTCAGTGTGGCGTGCGACTGTGGCTATCACGAGACACACGCCTTTGGTCCTGAACTTGTGGCCGTGATGCAGGCGCGTATTCTCACTGGGGATCCACCGACAGACCCCGAGTAATTTACGCAAGGGAGTCATGTATATAGTTCCCTTTGATTAGGAGTGTGTCATGGGCGTCATTGAATTTTTCATGTTTGCGGTGATTGTCGTCTTACTCGGCTGGCTGGCGGTGTTTGCGCTCGGCAAGCTCGCGCCGGGTCATCCCGGAATCATCGACAACATCATTTGGTTCGTTGTCGTCTTGGTCGTGGTGGTCGTGCTGGCGCAGGCGATGGGCCTGACTGGTTACGACCCCCGTATTCCGAAGGTCAGATAAACATGGCGAAGTGTGTCATTGCGTGGGTGCTGATTTCGTTCACGGCGACATCGGTCTGGGCGCAGTCACCGCCACCAGTCACGCAACCTCCCGTGCCGATTGACGCGGCCACGATCTATTCACACTTGATTTTTCTGGAGAGCCGGGTTGAGACGCTCTCCACACAAGTGCGCGACGCCGCGACCGCCGACCTCGCCAGCCAGCATCAGATCAGTCTGCAAGTTGAAGCCGTGCACGAGTTGATCGTCGTGGAAGCGGCCAAGCCGAATCCGATGGTGGGCCTACTCACGAATCGGACATTTTGGGAACTTGCCGGCGGACTGGCCGCGAGCTTGATCATCCTCGTGCAGCAACGGTCCAAGCCATGAGCGAGATCGACCTACATCCCGATGCCGCCGATCTTCAAAACCGTGATCTATGTGGTGACGGCGCTTGTGCTAATCCTGTACCTGATGACGGCGTTCGGGGTAGCGGATATTCCCGTGCCGCGCCTGCGCTAGAAGGAGTCCTTAATGACGCGTATCCTGTGCCTCCCGCTCCTCGCCCTGTTGTGCCTCGCCGCCCCGGCGTGTCAGCACGCCCCACCGACCGCCTCGCCGCAGGCGCAGATCGCCTTCACCGGCACCCGCGCGATCAAAGGCTTGGACCTGCTGCGTGACTTCGCGATCGATGGCAACGCGCAGACGCCTTCGCTGATCTCGACCGCGACGACGCGCAAGATCGTCACCTACCATCGCAGCGCGATCACGCTCGTACACGATATCCCGAGTGGCTGGAAACAAACGCTCTCGGACGGCCTCGATGAAGTGGTCACGGATCTCCCGCCCGGTGAGGGGCCACAGCTCGCCCCCTACGTCGCGCTGGTCAAGTCGATCCTCGTGGAGGTGCGCTGATGCCGTCATTAATTGCGCTGCTGATTCAGCAACTGCCGGGGATCCTCCAGGCGGTGAAGGACACCTTCGGGCAGGCGAACCCGGGCATCCCGCCGCCGACGGACGAGGAGATCCTCGCGGCGTTCGAGGCCGCGTTCCAGTCGTCGCGTGCAAAAGACGATGCGTGGCTCGCGGCGCATCCTGCGTAGCGAACGGGGCGCATGTACCATCCGCAGATCATTGCGCAGGCCGAGGCGCGGCTGCTCGCCCGCCCCAGCCTCCGGCGGCTGTACCCGCACGGCATCCCCGCCTACAGCGTGGACGACTCCGCCCGCCTGACCGCCCACTTGTTGGCGGCGATCGATGACGCGGGCACGCCGATCCGCCGCCTCACCGAGGACGAGCAGACCTTTGTGGCGGCGACGCGGATCCGGGTGGTGTTCGACTACCCCTATTGGGCGCAGCGCTTCGCCTTCATCGATCAGGAGGGGCATGGGCTGCGGCCGTTGTACCCACTCTGGGAGAGCCAGCGGTTCGTGCTGCAGGCGCTCGGCGATCTCGAACTGGCGCGGCAGCAGAGTGGCTACCCGGATGGTCTCCTCCTCAATGTGTTGAAGGCGCGGCAGCTCGGGGTGAGCACCTTGTCGGAGACCCTCGTCGCCCATCGCCTCATCACCCGCGCGCATGTCCGCGCCTTGAGTGGGGCCGACGTCGAGGACCAGGCGGGGTACCTCTTCCGCATGGTCGTGCGGATCTACGATCAGCTGCCGTGGTTCCTGAAGCCCGGGAAGATCTACTTCACGAAGAATCGCGAACTCTCGCTGGCGAACCAGAGCTATCTCAAGACGGCCTGGGGCAAGTCGACCCGCGGCGCGCTCCAATCGGTGACCGGGCAGGAGGGGACGAAAGGCGCGATCGGGCGCGGCCAAACGTTTAGCGTGCTGCACATTAGCGAGCTCGCCACGTGGGACAACCCCGAGCAGCTCGACACCGCGCTCTTCCCCGCCGTCCCGGTGTCGGCGCACACGCTCGCGATTCTGGAGTCGACCGCTGAGCACGCGAACGACTGGTGGCACCAGCAGTGGCTCGCGGCAGCGGAGGGCCTGGGGCGGTTCACGAATGTGTTCATCCCGTGGTACGCCGAGCCGAGCAAGTACAGCCTGCCCGCGCCGGTCGACTGGCTGCCGACGGCGTCGACCCTCACGCACGCGAAGAAGGCGGAGATCGATTCGCCGAAATGGTTCGCCGGCCGCACGGTCACGCTCTCGCGCGATCAGCTCTACTGGTACGAACGCACACGCGCCTACTACGCGAAGAAGGGCGAGCTGCACAAGTTCCTGAAGGAGTACCCGGCCGACGATCAGGAGTGCTTCCAGTACGCGGGCCGCGCGATCTTCACGCTCGAGCAGCTCGAGGCGATCGATGCGGCGGGATCGGCGCGGAAGATTCTGGATGTGTGGGCGGTCGAACCCGCGCGCGAGATTGCGGAGCTGCGGCGTGAACCGCCCGAGCCCCCGGTGCCCGGAGCGATCAAGCGTCCGGCGCCCCCCCTCTCCCCGCGGCTGCAGGTCGCCGCCGCCATCGCGCACGAGGCGTACCCGGTGCCGCCCGGCTACGGCTTCCGCCGCCTGACCGGCCGCGCGCTCGCCGACCTCCCGAACCTCCGCCAGTCGGTGATGGCGATCTGGGAATACCCGCGGGTGCGCGGCACGTTCCGCTACGTCCTCGCGGTCGACGTCGGCGATGGCCTCGGGCAGGACTACTCGGTCGCCGATGTGATCCGCCTCCCGACGATCGAGGAGCCCGCCGAGCAGGTCGCGCAGTATGTGAGCAATCGCATCGACGCGAAGAATCTCGCCTTCGTCTGCGACGCGATCGGCCGCTTCTACCACGATCTTGACGGGATCGAAGCGCTCGCGGCGGTCGAGATCAATAACCACGGGCTGTCGACGCAGGACACCTTGCAGCTGCACCTCGGCTACTCACACTTCTACGTGTGGGAGTACGCCGACTCCGCCAGCCCGGACCGCCGGTACAGCACGAAGATCGGCTGGGTGACCACCCCGCGCACGCGCCCGCTCCTGCTGGCGAGCTTCCACTCGGCCGTGACCACCTTCGACCCGATTACCGGCAAGCCTGACTTCATCCTGAACTCCCCGCTCACGAGGGGGGAGTTGCGTCACTTCGTGACCGCCGGGACCATTGGGGAGGCCGAGGCCGCGCGTGGACAGCACGACGACTGCGTGCTGGCGGGGGCGATTGGCTACTACGTCGCCTGGCGGCTGGCGGGGGGCGAGCACGAGCCGATTGCGGAGCGGCGCCGCCGGCGCGTGGCGATTCAGGCGGTCGCCGATGCCGAGGGCCGGCCTAAAGGCGACTGGCGCAATCTCGCCGTGACGAGCGACGAAGCCGATCACGGCATGGAGAGTGATGATGAGTTCGCAGACGACCTCACCGCCGACGGCGCGGCCGGGCTCCACTACGACGAGCGGAACCGGGCCTAGCCTGACGGGGGCGGGTACGAACGCTGCCAAGGTGCAGGTGCGGCGGACGGCCGCGCCGCTCACGGCCGCGCAGGTGCCCATCGCGCAATCGGCGGAACTCGCCGACGGCCAGACGGTGCGGTTGGGGGTCGGCGACTGGCTGATCACCCGCGGGACGCAGGCAGTCGATGGGGTGCCCGCGAAATTGTTTGCCGAGCGCTATGAGCTAGTTACGCCGACCGCCCTGAGTCTCTCGGCCGCGCAGTGCCAGCGGATTGAGCGCACGACCGGGATCGGCACGACCACCGCGCCCGATGCCCTCGCGGCGGCGATCGAGCGCCTCGCCTCCATCACGGTCGGCGAGGTGAAAATCGAGTTCACGCCGGGGCAGCTGGACGAACTGGCGTATCGCGCGACGAAGCGCGGGCGACCGATCGCCGCCGAGATCCAAGCGGTGGTGGATCGCGTGCGCGACGAGATCTTTTGGAAAGGCTAACTGATGGCGCTCCACGATTACTGGTGCCCTGCCTGCGGACGCGTCCTCCCCGACGTGAACGTGCCGATCGCGATCGGCCAGACGGCCGGGGCCCCGATCTGCCCCGATGGCTGCCGCCGGGGTGAGCCGCAAGCCCTCCCCGTGAAGATGTCCCCGATCCCCGGCATCGGCCGCATGGACGCGGGCGGGGTGAAGGGCGTCGCGTTCAAGAAGTTCACCACCTACAACCACCGCAACGAGCTGGTCGAGATCGACTCCACCCACAGCCTACGGCGGCTGGAGCGCGAGAGCGAGCAGGCGGCGCGCAACGGCGAGGGCCAGCCGCTCCGCTTTCGCATGTGGAGCCAGGATCGATCGAACAAGGAAGTCAATACGTTCGGGCCGACGCCTGAGCAGACGCCGGACCGCGCGGCGGTCGAGAAGTTCGGGAAGGCGATTCGATCCGCGACCGAGCCGGACACCGCGTTTGGGCCGGGCGTGAGCGAGGCGAATGCGTCGGCGCTGCCGATGGCTGGAGGGGAGTAGCGATGACCCCGGTCGCCTTGCCCGAACTCGCGGCCGATCCCGAGCCGCGCTTCGTCGAGATCGCGAAGGACCAGCCGGAGTATCAGACGCTCCCCGCCCTCGTCTACACCGACGGCAAGATCCTCACGGAGTGGGCACTCACCGAGGACGAGCGTGCGGCGATCGCGCGCGGCGAGAACCTCCGCCTCTGGGTGTGGACCTTCGGCCGTCCCCTGCAACCGATCGCGTTGGAAGTCACAAGCGAGCACACCTAAATGGCCGACTTCAGTGGACCCGGCATTGCCGATCTCCCCCTCACCTCCGCTGATTCGCTCCTCCACGGCGACCCGCGCGTCCTCGGCTGGCTCAAAGAATGGACGCAGGAAGGCGACCTGATCAACCGCTCGGATCCCTCCTACGAGGTGATCGGCCGCGCGCAGGAATACATCGTCGGCGAGCAACTCACCGAGGCCCATCGCCGCCTCAAGTACCTCCCGCAAGTCGTCATCAACGAAACGCGCAAGGCGATGCAGGCGCACGTCTCGACCATCACCGACCTCAAACCCGTCGTCGGCTGGCGCACGAACATCGAGTACCAAGCCCAAGCCGATCTCCTCAATAAGTACCTCCTCGCCGAGTGGGTCACCACCATGATGGACCTCGACCTCGGCGACTGCGTGAAGTACGCGCTCGCCGGCGGCACGGGCGATCTCGTGATCGACTGGGATCCGCACGCCCCGCTCGGCGGCGCGCACCAGCTCACCGCCCGCGACCCGCGCGATACCCTGCCGCTCCGGCCCTCCTACATGCGCTCGCCGCAATTCTGGGAAGGCGCCTGCTTCCGCGAGGAGCACACCGTGAACGTGCTGCGCGGGATGTACCCCACCCGCGCACAGCTCTTTAGGGCGTCGACCGACACCGTCCTCGGCAAGGTGATGGGCCGCTTCCGCACCGGCCTCTCGCGCCTGATCTCGCCCGCCGATCCGCTCGACCAGATCGCCGCCGGCACCGCCGCGCACACGCGCCGCACCAACAAGGGGATGATCGTCCTCTACCGCGCGTACTTCCGCGATCGCACGCGCAACCTCACCGACAAACCGATCGCGATGGGCACGCCCGGATCGAACTGGGCGTACAGCGTCGCGCCGCAGCAGCCGCTCTACCCGCGCGGACGCCTCGTCGTCGCGACCGACACCGCGATCATCTACGACGGCCCGAACACCTACTGGCATGGGTTGTTTCCCTTCTGCCGCCTCAAATTGTGGAGCGTGCCGTGGCAATTCCTCGGCATCCCGCTGTTCAACGATCTCCTCCCGATCCAGGACGCGATCAACGAGACCGTGCATGACGTCCGCCTCGGGATCAAGCAGTGGGTCGATCCCGATATCACCTACAACCGCAACGCCGTCAGCGAGTCCACGATGAAGATCATGGACCCGCGCCGCCCGGGCAAGCGCGTGAAGGTGATGCCGGGGTTTGGCGAGCCGTGGAAGAAGGAAGATGGGCCGAACGCACAGGTGCTGCAGCTCGCGTCCGAACTCTGGGACAAGCTGACCACGAAGTTCGCCGACCTCTCCGGCACCGCGAACCTCTCCGCCCTGCTGCAGCTTCGCCAGCTCCCCAGCGCGGACACCATCCAGAAGTACTACGAAGCGCTCACCCCCGAGATCCGGCAGGAAGCCCGCCAGGTCGAGATCTTCCTGCGCGACCTCGCCGAGATGCTGAAGGTGAACTACTTCCAGTTCCTCTCCCAAACGAAGCGGGTGCAGCTGCTCGGGCAAGGCGGCGTCACGCTGAACGACTTCGACTTCGACCCCGGCCAGATGGTGCCGGCGCTCCTGCCTGGGCAACCCGGCTACACGCCCGAGCTCGACGCCACCCTCACCACCCGCGATCAGCGCGCGCAGTTCTTCCACAAGCAGTTTATTTTCGTGGTGGCGCCGAACTCAGTCCTCGCGCTCGACGCGCAGGAACGCAAGATGATGCGCTTTCAGATGGCGCGTATGGGCTACTACGACTTCTGGTCCCTCCACGAAACGCTCGAGACGCCGAACATCGGGGCGCCGCCGAAGATTCCGCTGCCGCCGCTCGAGGATCCGCCTGCCGGGGTGGTGCCGGCGATGCTGCAGCAGGCGCTCGGCCAGAGCGGCGGCGCGGCGGCCTTGCTCGCGGGCCAGGCGCTGCCGCAGTACACCGATCCGACGACGCAGCGCACCTTCCTCCTCGATCCGGGATCGGGCCAGATCCTCGAGCTGCGCATCCCGACCACGGTGACCGAGCGGCTGCAGGCACAACAACTGCTTGGCATCGGGATGACGCAGAATCCGGCGGGGCGGAAGGCGAGCGGGCAGGCGCCGCCCGAGCAGGAGACGCAGCCCAACGGCGACACGACCATTCGGGAGTCGAAGAAGTGACAATCGCCACCGCCCTTGATGCCCGCCGCACCCGTCCCGACGACTTCGCTACCGTCCTCGCCACGATCTTCGCGCGGCGCTACACCGGATCCTTCACGGTCCACTGCGTCGAGGGCGTGCCGCGGGTAGTGGAGGTACCGGGCGAACAGGTGCGGCTGACGGCCGCGCCGCCGACCGCGCCGACGGCAGCCGGGGGGCTTGACACCCCTCCACGCGTGCCCGACGCTAGCTAGCGAACTCGTCCGCACCGACGCCGCTGATCCGATTCGGGGGAACCGGGGCAGCTACCGTCTAGCCGGGCCAGCTCTCCACCTACGGGTGAGGGGCTGGCCCTTTGACTTTTATGGGGTACACCGGCTTCGCCAAGTTGAAGGGGCAGATCGCCACCAAGGGCGGGGCGAGCAACCCGGGTGCGGTCGCCGCGGCGATCGGGCGGAAAAAGTACGGCGCCACGGCGATGCGCAAAGCCGCCTCCAGCGGCAAGTCGCTGCGGGGCCACAGAACCGTGAGCCGAGGTCGCTGAGTGTGGTGGCACCGACATCGACCCTGTCGACACTGTGAGGAGTTTCTGATGATTGCCCAAGCGATTCTCGACGCGCAGGCCCGCCTCACGACGGCGGTTGCCGCGCTCTCCACCAAAGTCGACACGCTGATCGCCAACCAGGCCGATCCGAATGCGGCGACGCTGGCGGAGCAGGCCACGATCGCGACCGCGATCAACGACACGGCGGCGGCGGTTGAAGCGATTGCGGCGAAGTAGGCGATGCCGAAATCAGTTGCGGGCGTGATGTCGGAGTTCAAACAGGGCGCGTTGCACAGCGGCTCGTCCACGGGGAAGCCGGTGACGAATCGCAAGCAGGCGATCGCGATCGCGCTCTCCGAACAACGGCAGCCAACGGGCAAGCGGTCGCTCGCGCGAGGACGCCGCTGATGTGTGGAGGGCCGATGGCATCCAGCAAGTCCGAGATGGACTACCGCGCCGAGTCCGACCACCGCACGCTGCGCGACGCCGCCGAGATCCAGGCCGACAAAGGGCGGATGGCGGGCGTGAAGAAGCAGCACAAAAAGGTGACCAAGCAGCATTCGCTCGTCGGACGGCAACTGCTGGCGAGCGGGCGCCGCTAGATGGCGACGCCCGAAAAGCTCACCAGCGATATCCAGCTGCCGAACCAGTCGAACACGATCGATCCCCGGCTGAATACGCCGTGGTACGCCGGAGCGCGCCGGATGGCGGCCGAGGCCAAACAGAAGTCAGCGGCGCCGACTCGACAAGGTGGGGTGATCGCGGCGGCGCGGCAAGCCGTCAGTAACTATCGGACGTTCGCGGCGAAGGGACGGCGGTAGATGGGTTCCCCTATGCGTCCCCCGATCGGCGGCTCGCCACTCGATGGCCCGCCGCCGTCTCCGACGGCGATGTCGGGGGGCGGCGACACGCCCTTCTCGATGCGTGGCCTCAGTGGCGGCGGCCTCCCGGGTCAGCCCCCGGTCTCGACCGACCAGATTCCACCCGAGGTCCTCAGCGGCGTCATGCAAGCCGCGTCGACCGTCGGCTCGACCCTGGACTCGTTCGCGCAATTTTTCCCAGCCCAGGCCGCGCGCTTTGGGCTGATCAAGGACTTGCTCCAGCAGGCGATGGCCGAACTCGTGGCCGGCGGCGCTGGAGCGATCTCACCGACCGCCACAGGACCGGCGTTCCCGGGCGGTGGGATGGATCGCGGAGTCGCCGGAGCCGGAGCCGTATAGGTCCTCGCCTCCCATCCGGGAGAGGGACTGGCATACGAGGAAGGATGACAGAGTGTCATGGGAGCTTTTGAAGACGGATCGTCGTTCCTGGCTGGCGTGCTCGCCAAGCTGCCCGAGAGCTTGCGGGGACAGGTCAAGGACGCGCTCGACAAGCCTGAAGCGAAGGACGCGGTGACCCTCGTCGGGGACAGCGTGCTGGCTCGCTCGGACTACTCGAAACACATGGACGCGCTGAAGGCGCAGCAGACCGACCTGACCGCGAAGTTCGAGGACCTGAACACCTGGTACGCCGCGAACGAGGCGGCCTTGAAGGAGTACCCGACGCTGAAAGCTGAACTCGACGCCGCACGTCGAGGGGGACCGAATCCTCCGAAGCCGCCGGTCGATCCGCCGATCGATCCGCGAGCGGTCGCACGCGAGGAGATCGACGCCGCCGGCCGTGAGTACGTCGGGGTCAGTGCGTGGCTCGCCGGCAAGGCGGTCGCGCACGCGCAGATGTTCAGCGAGCCGCTCGACACGATGGCGCTCGTGAGCAATCCGAAACTCGGCAAGCCGATCGTGGGGCAACCGGGGCGCGTGTTCAGTCTCGATGACGCGTATCGCGAAGCGCACGGTGAGCGCGTCACCACCAAGCAGAAGGAAGCGCACGACAAGTCGATCAATGACGAGGTCGAGAAACGCGTTACCGAGAAGCTGAAGGGCTCGATCAATCAGCCCTTCCCGCTCCGTGGTGAAGCCCCCTCGGTCCTCGATGAACTCGCAGCCAAAGAGCGCCCGGTGCACTCGCTCGATTCCGCCGTCGCGGAGTACGAGCGCTTGCAGACGACGCGCTAGATCGCCTCCGCGACGATTCGCGTCGACGCGTAGGCAGGAGGAACCGCCCGTGACCCGAGTACTCCAGAGTATGCGATGGGTGGATCGGCAGATCCGCACCCACCCGCGCCTGATCGCCCTGGCGATCGCGCTGCTCATCCTCGCCTTCGCACCCGACCGGCTCGCGCACGCCGCGCCCTTCCTCGTGATCGGCGCCATCCAGCTGGATGACGTCAACACCGTCACGACCAAGGAGATCATGCCGGGCGTCGTCGACGGCTACTTCAAGGCCGGCCCCGTCATCGCGATGGCGAAGGCCCGCTTCACCCGGAAGTGGGTCGGCCCGCAGATTCAGGAAAACTTCATGTACAAGCCGATGCGGGGCGGCGCGTACAAAAAGGGCGCGACGTTCGATGTGTCGCGCATGCAGACCCGCACCGGCATGCTCTTCACGCCGCGCTACTACCAGGTCAACGTCACCGAGTTCCTCGAGGACCTGGAAGTCGAGATGGTCGGCCCGCGGGCGGCGTTCAACGTCATCCGCACCGACATGCAGCAAGCCTCGCTCACCATGTCGGCGATCCTCGAGATCGCCAGCATGCAGCATGGGCAGGCGCTCCCCGGCGACGATCGCTCGGCCGAACTGAACGGCTTCGCCGAGGCGCTCAACGACGGCATCAACGCGAGCTGGGACGGCAACATCTACCCCAGCTACGGCGGCCAGACCCGCGCCGACGTCGCGCCCGCCTTGACGACTCCGACCGGCCTCGTCGCGGCCAACGTCAACGGCCCGATCAGCTACCGGATCCTGCGCCACTCGTACTTCTCGTGCATCCTCGGCAACGAGGCGCCCGGCGTCGGCATCACGACCAACCGCTGCATGGGCTTCATCGCCGAGAATTTCCTGCCCCACCAGATCGTCGACACGACCCAGCCCGAGATCAACTGGCCGGGCCTGAAGTTCGACAAGGCGACGATCCTGATGTCGCAGTACGCCCCCGGGCAGGACGGCGTGAACGACCCGTTCCTCGGCAACTACAACGCAGCGGCCGAGACCTTCTTCTGGCTGAACTTCGGGCCGCAGGGCGACGACGCCTACATCCGCCTCTACATCGCGCAGAGCTCGAAATTCGCCTTCGGGTTCACCGGCTTCAAGGGCGCGCGCGAAGACAACCAGGTCAGCGGACAAATTCTGTTCGCCGGCAATCTCACCGTGAAGGCGCTGCGGCTGTCGCGCGGCCTCCGCGGCATCACCAGCTAACGCCAGCGACGAGGAAGGGAGCACAGCCGTTATGAGTCCGAATCGCTGGGAACAGCCGACCGTGTATCTGCAGTCGGGGGATCCCGAACAGGAGAACACGCCGACCCTCTACGCGCCGGGATTGCTGGGCGCGCGCTTCACCGTCAACCAGCCGTCGCGCGGCCAGGTCGGCGCCGAGAGCGGGCGGTCGAAGCGCTATCAGTTGATCCGCACCGACTCCTCGATGACCGTGGCGCCGTTTCTGGGCGCGGTGGCGTGGTGGTCGGACAAGACGCAGTACCTCGTGACGACGACCGTCACGACGCTCGGGCGTGGGCGCGTCGCGGGCGTCTTCCAGAACGCGATCACGCCCGGCAACTACGGCTGCGTGCAGGTGGAAGGGCCGGCGACGACGAAGTTTATCGACGCGCCGACCGCGAACCCCACCGCCGCCGGGTTGTTTGTGATCCCGTCGGCGACCAACGGCAAGGCCGACTGCCTCGCCGCCGGATCCGCGGCGACTTACCCGGCGCTGGGCGTCTCGGCCGGCATCTACGACGCCGCGCAAGCGCTGGCGGTCGTCGATCTGAACGTTCCGGAAACCACGTAAGGAGCTGACCGATGCCTCTCACACGCACGGTCGGCAACTACTTCGACCACTCCGGCAGCTTCAATCGCCGGGTGGAACGGTGGGCGGGCCCGTCCAGCTACGTCACCGGCGGCGAGGACTGTCCGGCGGCGATCTTCGGCCTCGGGCTGATGATCGTCGGCCCGAACGGCATCGCCGGCAACGGCACCGACACGCGGCTCGTGCGCTGGAACCCAGTCACGAACAAGCTGCAATGGTTCGTGCCGAACACGAACGCCGAGGTCGCGGCGGCCCAGGATCTGTCGACCTACTCGTTTCAGTACGAAGTAATCGGCCAGTAGCCGACGGGCGGCCGATGGAGGGGTGCGATCGCTCAGAACTTCACCGACTGTTGGCGGACGGTCCGGCTCTACGTCCCGGCCGCCCCGGTCTTTCTCGTCCGGGCGTGGGTCAACGTCGCGTACAAGCAGCTGCTGGCCGCGCGCCGGTGGGGGTTTCTGCGTGGCGAGCTCACGCTGACGATCGCGGCGGCGCGCACCATCGCCAGCTGCGTGGTGACGACCGGCTCGGCCACGGTGACGTCGGTGGGGCTGTTCGTCGCGGGCGATGCGGGCCGGCAGTTTCAGGTGACGACCTTCCCGACCTACACGATCCAGACCGTCACCGATGTGAACACGATCGTGCTCGATCGGCCGTACGGCGAGACGACCAGCGCGGTGGCCTCCGCGCGGGTGTTCGACGGCTATGCGACGATGCCGGCCGACTTCGGCAGCTTTCGGATCATCGCCGACCCGTATACGCAGCGGCGGCTGGCGTTTTGGATCTCGCAGGATCAGTTGAATCTGCTCGACCCGACGCGCCAAGCGGGCGACAGCGGACCGAGACTCCTAGCGGCGCGCACGCCCTCGGCCTTCCCCGCGACGCTCGGCCGCGCGCAGTACGAGTACTGGCCGCGCCCGTCGGCGGCGCGGTCGTACCTCGCCCTCTACAACAAGCAGGGCGACGACCTGAACGACAGCGACACCCTGACGGGGGTGCTGGCGGACGGGGCGCAGACCTTGATCGAGGGCGCGCTGGCGCAGGCGGCGCAGTGGCCGGGCACGACCGATCTCAAGAATCCGTACTTCAACCCGCTGCTCGCGCAGGCGAAGTCGACGGCGTTTCGCGACGGGGTGCAGCTGCTCTCTCTGCGAGACGATGAGACCTATCCGGATGATCTCGCGACCGTGCACTGGGAGCGTTGGCCGCTCGCCGATCTCGCCTACAACGACGCGGCGCTGCGATCGACCGATGCCTCGGTGGCGGATCTGTATTGAGGAAGGACTGTAATCATGGGTGATCTGAAATCCGTTTGGGACAATCCGCCGCTCGCCGATCACGACCTGAGTGGCGACAGCCTCGTCAGCAGCGGCAGCGATCCGAACAGTCAGGACGGCGGCGGCCCCGCGGCGCTCCAGCCCGTCTGGCCGTCCGACAAGTACGTGGCGAAGGTGACCGACACGATCGAGACCGCGAACAGCTCGGGCCTGCCGCCGCTGCCGAACCGGTTTGCGCCGAGCGGCACGCCGCCCGCGCCGCCGACGCTGCAGGATCGCACCCCCGGCACGATCGATCAGCAGTAAGGCGAGGCTGATGGTCAAAGACTTCACCCTGACGATCACGGCGGTGGCGCAGCGGCTGTCGTCGGTGCTGGCGGATCCGACCGTCGGTGGCAAGGACGATATCCCGTACCGCCAGGTGATCCTCAGCACGGAAACGGATTGCTTCATCGGCGGATCGTCGACGCTGACGACGAGCAACTACGGGAAAAAAGTCTTCGTGGATACCAACGCGACGCCCCCGCTGGTGCTCGGCCCCATTGCCGATGGGTCGATCAAGTTGTCGGACGTGTGGGTGATCGGCACCTCGGGCAAGCTGCACATTCTCGGGGTCGCTTACTAGGAGATTCTGATGGCTGCCTACGCCGTAGAAATGAATCGCACCGCCTCCGCCTCGCTCTCGGTGGGGAACGTCATCGCCGACGCCACCCGCCCGCGCCGGGGCATGTTCTACGATCTGACCTTTGGGTCGGAGGCGGGGCCGGGCGACTTCGCGTTCCTGTGGCAGATTCAGCGGTGCACGACCGCCGGGACGTCGAGCGCGGTGACGCCCGTGCCGCTCGATCCCGCCGACGCCGCGACCGAGTCTGACGCGGGTGAGAACCACACGATCGACCCGACGCTCACCGCCAACTTGATCCTGATGTCCGAACCCCTGAACCAGCGGGCGACCTACCGCTGGCAGGCGGTGCCAGGCAAGGAACTCGTCTATCCCGCGACCGCCTCCAACGGGCTCGCCGTGCGCACGCCGACGGCCGGTGCCCTGGTGGCGGTCACCGGGCGGGTGCACTACGAGGAGCAGTAGCTTGTGCGCCGCCCCGATGGGTACGTCACCATTTTTCTCCCCGCCGCGCCCACGCTGGAGTACGACACCGCCCAGTGCGGTCACTGCGGCGCGATCATCAAGACGAAACCCGGTACCCTCTCCACCGTCTACCTCGTTTCCACGCTCACCCCGGCCGGCCTGATCGTCACCACCGAGGCGCCCGGCGCGGGCTGCTTCAAGTGTGCGAAGCCGGTCTGTCTCGCCTGCTACGCCCTCGGGACCTGCCG